AACGAACTTCTGAACACACCAATAATAGCCCTAGCCCTTTCAGATATCAAATTAAAAAGAGATATAAACGGTGCTTTTATACGTGCTACATTCGCACTCCATACAGAACTTATACTCTCACCTATGCTACTAAATCCTGTACTTACCCAATTAAATAAAGAAGTGAATTTTGTCTTAATGTATTCAACACTTCCATTCCAAGCCGAACCTATACTCTCACCTATGCTACTAAACCCATTGACCAAATCAGCCCCAACATGTAAGATTGAGCTAATTGCCTTGATAACCAATTTGATAGGGAACAAAACGATTTTAAAAGCCGTTCCAATAGCACTACCTACACTATTTGCATTGATACCAACACTGTTTAAAACTTCTCCAACTCCTACAAGTATAGGTTTAATAGAGCTAACTACAGAGCCTATCACATTACCAACAGATTGAAACACTGGCTTCAAAGCACTGTAAAGCTCATAGAACCCACTTCCAAGTTCAACTAATACACTTTTAAAGTCTTGTAGAAAAGGAGAAACTGAAGAGCTAAATCCACTAAATACCCCTCCCAGAACAGAACCAATAGCCGAAGTGACTTTTTTGATTGTAGTATATGCCACATAGATGTTTTTGGATACCACACTAAAGAGATATCCTACACCATTACCAATACTCTTTGATGTGATACCTATACCCTTTAGTCCAGAGCCTATTTTAGAGAAAATACCGTTTGCAGTATCATATATCTTCGAGAATATTGAAGCCACATCCGAGCCTATTACCTTAAGATAAACAATTGCAGGTGCAATCCCCTCTTTAAATCCATCCCATAAACCATTTAGAGTATCTCGAACAGGTTTAAATTTAGTATAGAGTGCAACACCAGCTGTACCTAAAGCGATAACACCAAGCGTGATAGCCGTGACAGGTCCAGCTAAAAAAGCAAGAGCAGACCCAACACCTGTAACAACCAAACCAAACCCAGCAAGTGCCACCGTTCCTACAATTAGACCAGCACCAAGACCAAAGACCCACTTAGAGAACTCTGGAAACTTTTCTGTAAATGCATTAAGAGAAGAGGTTACCGAGGTTAATCCACCTGTAACATAACGGATAACTGGCAACAACCCAAGAGTGAGTGATATATTTAATCCCTCAACAGCAGAGCTTAGTAGTTTAAACTGCCCCAAAGTTGTATCAAGCTTTATATCTTGGATTTTTTGCGTTGTCCCCAACGAGTTATCAATAGTGGACTTATATTTTAGAATAGAATCTTTACCCTCTTTTAGAAGAGCAATTCCTGAGCTTAGAGCTGTCATACCAAAGAGGTGCTTCATCTTCTCGTTCTTATCACCCTCATTCAGTCCTTTCATCGCTACATTCAACTCACCGATAATTGTTGGTAGCCCCTTAAACTTACCTCGTGCATCATAAGCAGTTACTCCAAGTGATTCTAATGCTTTTCGTGCTTCACTTGGTGGAGCTGATAATCGCGTGTAGATCTGTCTAAGCGATGTACCAGCCATAGAGGCTTGTATACCAACATTACCAAGCTTCCCAGCTAATGCCGACACCTCTGTAATCCCTACATTTAACCCACTGGCTACAGGTGCAACATACTTCATCGTCTCACCCAACATGGTGAGGTCGGTATTGGATGTGGTAAATGTCTTAGCTAAAACATCTGATACCATTCCCATCTTCTCTGCTTTGATTTGAAAGCCACTCAATATATTTGAAGCGATATTCGCACTGGTAGCCAAATCTACTGAACCAGCTGTAGCCAACCCTAAGACACCATTCATAGCCCCTAACTGTTGTTTGGTATCAAAACCAGCTATGGCTAAAAACTTCATCCCCTGAGCTGCTTGTGTAGCACTCCACTCTGTTGTTGCTCCCAACTCCCTAGCTTTAGAAGATAGAATATCAAAGTTTTGAGCGTTCATATCTTTTGTAAATGCCTTAACATCTGCCATCGCCGTCTCAAAATTGATACTTGCGTTAAACGGTACAACCATAACGCCACCTGCCGTTAATGCCCCTGCCATTGCTGTACCACTTAAGTGTCTTCTATCTCTTCTGTGTTCTACCACTGGCGATGGCGATACTGGAGCTACAACAGTAGATGCCACTGCACTTCGAGATACAGAAGAGGACATTGAGGCACTAATCTTTTTTTGCTCTATTGCCCCTTTAGTTAGGTTTTCAGAGGTTTTTTTAGTGTAGAAAGCTGTCTGCTTTGCACTACGCTCCAACGCTGTCATATCTTTTCTAGCAGTAGTAAGAGCATCTCTACTAGTAGTCACATCCAGCTTTATGGGATTGGCTGATATTTTTGCTGAAGTACTCCGTATCTTTCCTAGATGGTTTTCTAAACTAGTTATATTTCTTTTAAGAAGAGAGAAGTTAGTAGTTTTCATAAACTCTATTCTCTCCATCTTTTTAGCTGTTGTATGGAGTTTATTTACAGATACTTGGAGGAAGTTAGAACCACGAATGGCACTATTCATAACCATATTTATTGACAGGGATTGGTCTCTAGCTGAAGCCACTACACCACCTCACAATAACCGTTAAAGGTAACTATTAAACCTTTTCTTATGAGAACTCTAATAAACCTCTCTATCTCTCTTTGAGACTTATCAAAATACTCTTTTAACTCAATAGAGCTAATGGGTTGTTTTTCTTGGATTTGAGAGAATACGGCATCCAAAGAGAATGCCGTACCAACATGATTTAAGGAGAATAAATATGGCATATCATCGCTTGACTCTGAATCACTACCAACCGAATCAACACCCTGTACATAAGAAGTTGTATCATTTTCATAATTTGAGCCAACACCACTCAAAACAAAACTATCCAAAGTGTCCAACTTATCTAATTTGCCAAGTTTTTCAACCACTACACCAAACAGACCATCCACATACTGCCTATTGTCACTTTGAATTTTTTTACCATAATCCTTTATAACAGTAGCAGTACTTTTGCTCTTTTCAGTAAACAAAGTATGGATAGCGTGTTCAGTACTCATAACATTTACCTCTTAGGCTGTTTGTTCAACTGGAACTGGCTCAAGCCCACAGATTACTCTCATTGCATTTTCATCAGCTGGAATTTGAGTTTTTAAGTCATTGACCATATCAAGGCTTACAAAGTTACCATCAACATACTGCTTAGAGTTATTCTCTGCTGTCTCTGCTTGTTCTTTTGCTGTCTCTGCATTGGCTTTGATAGCTTTTTCAGAGTCATCTACACGGCTTTTTAAACCTTTTGTTGTAACACCATCAACTTCAGTGTCATTGATGACATCTTCAAGACTCTTGACACGTTGCTTTAGCAAAACAAGAGCTTCACCACCCTCATCAACAGCAACTTTAATCTCTTGGCGTAGCTTGTCACGCTCACCATCAGTATACTCTTTACCAGCAGTTAGCGACTCTTCAATAGATTTTGCTAAATCTGCTTTAGCCTGTGCCAAGCCTTGCTGAAGAATCGTAATGTTTGTAGAGTTTGTTTTACTCGTTGCATCTGCTCTGTTTGCTGTTGCCTCAACAGTACTCAGACGTTCTTTAATTTCTGTAATTTGGTCATTAATATTTTTAAGTGAACCAAGAACGTCTTTTAGGTTACCATCTTCGCTAAGAAGCTTTTGTAGCTCTTGAATCGCTTCAACAGCAGTTTGCACACCATCTGTATCAGAGATAACATCAAGCTTATCTAAACGGTCAAAAGCACGTTTAAACTCAGCATCTAAACGAACTCGTTCATCTGCAATCAGCTTATTACCATAGGCAAGGATTACCTGTGCTGTACTTTCACGTTGAGCTTTATAGTAATCTTGCCACGCTTGCTCTAAAACTGGATTATTTGACATCTAAACCACCTTCTCTTAATCAACCAAAGGGTTGTTCATTTTTTGAACCAAGTTATCACTTGCCTCGAAGCGAACAGTATCATAAGCTGGTGTTACACCAGTAAGCCAACCACCTTTTCCATCTGGGGTTTTGTACGGTCTCTCTTTTAGGTGAACAATCTTCAGTGTTCCGAGTCCTCGAAACTTAATACCTTTACCTTGGACAAACGCACCCTCTGCAAGGTCATTACCTGTATCTAAAACAAGGTCAATCACCTCTTGTGTACAATGTTTTTTAACCGTATCACTCAAATCTGCACGACCTTTAATGTGGTCATAAACAGCTTTTCTAACCTCTTGTTCGTTGTAAGTCTCTTCTTTTTTCATGAAACTTTCCTTTCGCTTTCTTTGTAATAGCTTTTTTACACCACTCTATCCAATGGATAAAGCCTATATAGTGGAAACCATGAACTGTATTTTTTAACAGCTTAGGTGAGTTTAGAGCCTACCGAGGCTCATCAACTCTACTTTTTGCTTATGCCTTTTTAAAGCAACTTGAAATCTTTTGTACCAATCCCTAATTAAAAGAGATTTTTGATACTCTTCGGTCAAACCAAAAAACTCATATATAAGGCTATAAGCCTCTAATATGTTCTCTCTATCGCCTCCAAGGCGAACTAAAAACCCTGTAATTCCTGCATCAAAATATCACGGTCTTTATTTGCTAACATCAAGATATCAGAGTACTCAATTCCAGTAGAGACAGATATTTGAACATATCCTCCTAACTTTCCAGAGCTCTCTTCTTTTGCAATCGTTTCATCGTCATATCCTGTTAATTCATTCATAGTTAGAACAGTGACTTTGACAGTTTCTCTTCCTTCTTGAACCTCTCTAATCTCACCGAATGGATACGGACGCGATAACTGAACTTCTTTTGATGCGTATTGAACTGTTTTTTTACTCATTGTTTTCCTTTATTGTTTTTTAAATTCCTAGATTTTTAGCGAAAGTCTGCAATAGATTATCACCACTCCCATACGATAAGTGAACTCCTTGTCTATTCCATTTAACCGTTTGATCACCGTCAACTTTTTCAATATATGCATCAACGATAACTTCAAACTCTCTACCTGTTTTATCACCCTCCTTAGTAACCAATTTACTTGATACCATTCGATGACTAATCGCCATAGATAAAGGTTTATCAACGGAGTCTTCCCCTCTAATATTTCCTTTTAGAAGAAAATCTTCACCATTTGCGATTGAATTTAAATAGTGCTGTGATGCATCCCACACCGTAAATTTCAATCTAGGTGATTTAGGGATACCCGTAATCTGCTCATCTACAACCTCATACTCAAAATCAGGAGGTGCAACATCACCCGTTTTTCCGAATGTATTTTTCCCACCGATTACAAGAGCCAAACCAGTTAAAAGTTGTGCTTCAGCACCTAATCCTTGTTTTTGCATTTTAAGCTCCTCCCTCTTCTAATTCAGGGGCAATGTATTCGTTTGTAGCCCACGGTTGAATCATAACTGTTCTAATCGCTGGATTATTTCCTACTTTGTAATCAAAATATAAATTTCCTGCCGAAACCTCTTCAGGTGAGTTAGCATCTGATAACCACACTTCATAACCAAGTGCAACACCTTTTGATTTTGCTTTACCCAAGAAGTTTTCAATCGCTAAACCGATATGCTCTTTTACTTCAGTAAATGGGCGTTGGTGATATTTTTTTAGCTTCTGTCTCATCTCTTCTGAAAGTCTGTCATGGAAGCGAATAAACTCTAATTTATTCTCTGTAGAATCTTGATATGTGGTTTCAAAGTTGTACATCTCAAAACCGTTATCATTAAAAATGACACATAGACCAGCCTGAGCCAAAGTGTTAACATCACACTGTTTACCCTCTTCATAAGTAAGTAGCACATCAAGAGCAGTTACACCATATACAGGACGGTTACCGTGAGAGTAGGCAAAACCAAATTCACCTAAAGCACTATCCCAGTAAGCATTATGTCCAGCAATAACAGCAGATAACGGTCGCGATATTTCCTCTTTCTTATATTTAGAGAATTTCTTTCCATAGAATGGACTTACCAACAACCTCTTTGAACCAATCCCCTCAGAAGCCTTAACGGCTTCTTGAACAGAAGTAGAATTCAATTCAATTACACCAGCAGTCTGTGTAAATTCCACAAAACCTTTCATACGCTCAACAACATCTTTATCTGTTGAGAAATATGGTGCGACTGTCCATCTAATCTTGTAGACAAAAGAGAAGAGAGTTCTTGCATATCTAAATGAATCAATTACATCCAGTGCCTTAGCTTTAATCTCTTTACTATCATAGAATGTCTCAGGCTTTTTAGTTAGCTGTGTCTTTGTTACAGGCACAACACCAACAACAACAGGAGCTTCGATATACTGCATAACAATATCATCTAACGACTCTCTAATCGTTCCCTCAATACCCTCAAAGGCTTCAAGAGCTTTACTAGCACTTGTAAAAAGAAGTAAGCCTTTTTGTGTATTCATTTTTTCCTGCAACTCTTTTGATAAAGATGTTGCAATTGCACTACCTACTAAACCAATAACCGAACCACCTTGAACAACAATAGATGGTGGTTTAACTTTTTTCAATGGTTTTAAATTAATACCTTGATACATTACACTACTCCATCATTTACACTAAAAATTTTAGTTTCAGGGTGATAGTTCACTCCTGTTCCACACTTTCCAGAGTGTAAAACTTTTACTTCACCATCATCTTTTTTTGAGATAATCTCCCATTCACAGCACATCCAACATGTAAGCGAATCATCATCCTCTTTTCTGACAAGATAATGATTTGTCTCATCATCAAACCATCTACTTAGCTCTACAACACATAGAGTTGCAATAGATGTTTCAGTTCTATATCTAAACTCTTTCAGCTCTTTTCGATAGGCTGACTCACAATGTCTTTTCTGCCGTTGGAACTGCTTATTATCTATAAGACCAAGAGCGTAAAGCATCTTTGCGATACGATAAGCCAAATAGTTAACTATACGCCGAAAGAAGTTCCATACACTTTCATCACGATACTTATATAGATTTGAACTAATCGTCCAGTCTTCTGTTCCAAAAATAAGCGTTCCTCCGTGTTGGTCGTTTGACACCATCACACTAAACATATATTTAAGAGCATGACCTTTGACAATACTTTTAGAGAGGACAATTAAAAATATCACTGGCCCTGTAACAGCAATCAGTAGATAAAGAATAGTGTTAACCACCAAAAGAATAAAACCAGCTGTCAATCTTCTCGCTACTCCGACTGTTCCAATATCATTATTCATGGTCTACCTCTTTCATTTCAAAATCAAAACGATAAACTTCCGTAAAACCATCATCTATATCAAGTATTCTAAACGAATGAATTTCATTAAAATGAATTCGTGAGATAGGCACAGAAACAGAGCATTGGGAATCATTTTTATCAATGCTTATCTCATATATATCAACACTACCAAGCGATTCAATCTCATGCTCCAACATATATGACTTGTTAACATCCAATGCAGGTGCTAACCAATCAACTTCTAAGAGATAATCATCATTATTCTCTGCAGTATCATCGGATACAATGGTAGCTGTAACATTACTTTCATTCTTACTCAACTGGTAAGGTTTTCCAAGCTGCACCGTAACGCTCTCACCATTTGGTAAAGAGTACTCTCCACTCAATTTAATTTTTTCAGACAAACAGCCACTCAAAATAACGGCTAAACCTGCTAAGATTAAGATTTTATAAATCCACTTCATTATCACTACCTCCTTTTATATTTTTATCTGTTGTATTGACATCTGTAACATTTATGTCATATCGATATGTAACGCTTTTTGCACCAGGGTCCGTAACATCAGATTCATTGCCATTTTCAAACGACTCTGCAATATCTGCCATGTTTGTTATCGCTTCACCTAACTTTTTAAAATCATCAACTTCACAACCTGTAACCATTAAGGCAAAAACACCCATCAAAAAGACCATTAAAATTCGTTTCATAAATTCCTCCATTAACTTGTAATTATTTTTTCCACATGCTCTTTGGAAGCTGTGAATACCTCTGTTGGTGTTCCATGAATACCAACACCAATCTCTTTACCCTCTTCTATCAGCCGTACAACATCATTAAAAAGGGCTGTATCAATCTTTTGAGATACAAACCTACGATAGAGCCTAATAAGCTTTTTAAAAGAGGTGTGAGCGAACTTATACGCCTCTTTTTGTTTTTTGGCTTTATCAAACTCATCCTGTGCCGTCGTACCTAACAACTTAGCTTCATCAGCGAACCAATCAACATCATTGGCATTGATAGCATCCTCAACCAAGCCATATTCTTCCATCTGTTCAGAAGACACACCCATACCTGCGATGATGGCTTTAGCTCCTCTTGATTTTTCATCACAAACAGCGTTTAACTCTTTAAGATATTGCTTCTTAAGCTCACTTTCCATTGTCTCAATCTCTTCATCAGACAAAGCCACCATGTAGCTCTTGTACCCATGAGTAGTTTTAACATTTAGAGCGACAATCTCACTGGTCTGATAGAGAACAACATCATCTTTTTTCTGTTTAAAATTTGGGGTTACAAATATTTTCTTCATGCTTTTAAATCCTCCTTATATTGTTCTAATTGGTCTACGCACATTGGCTGAACCATTTTGTGGGTAGCTCTGTTGATATTCATTGGCTCCCCATCCATAGACACGACCATCACTAAGTAACACATTAAAATGAGTAGAAGAAGAGTAGCCACCCTGAGAAATTTGGACGACTTTATCAGCGTTATCAAATGGGATTTGTTTTGGAGTTGTAGCGTTAGTAGTAGTATTATCTCCTACTTGACCATTGCCATTATAACCCCATGCGAAGAGCGTACCATCTAATTTTCTAGCGATGTAAGTTCTATGATATCCGTATGTACCACTTGCAACAGACTGTACATAACTAACATCATTCATAACAAATGTAGGAACAAGTCTATTAGTTGTATCTCCTACACCAAGTTCACCATAGGCGTTATAGCCTGTCATGTAGAGCCTTCCACTCTCTGTTATATATCCTGAACTACCCATTGAAGCTTTTGATGTAAAAATATCCTTTACAGGGTCATTATTGTTTTCATGTCCATAGCTTATCTCTATAGGTAATCTTTGGTGTTCTGTATTATTTACACCAAGTTGACCATAGCCGTTATAACCTAGCGTAAACACACGCCCTGCATCTGTTAGGAAGAGAATAAAATTGTGATAATATGCAGAAGATGAATATCTAGTACCACCTGCTCCAACAATCTTAACTACTTTATAATCAGAGATATTGTTTATCTTTTTGAAACCTGAGCTATTCGTTACGCTACCATCACCGAGCTGTCCATGACCGTTATAACCTGTAGCATAGACTGTTCCATCTTCTGTTAAAATATAACTTGTCGCATTATTTGTTCCAACAGCTAATATATCTTTTGCTTTTTCTAAAATATCGGCTTTAACCCAACTATTTTGACTTGTTGTATTGCCATTCCCTAGTTGACCAGCACCATTGTGACCAGTCAACCATGCAGAACCATCCTCTTTTAAAATCATCACATGATTATAATCTTGGTGATAACCAACTGATGAAGTTGAAAGCTTTGTAACATTTTCAGCTGATTTAACAAGCTTATACTGAATAGCTGTATTTCCAACTCCAAGTTGACCATATCCGTTATACCCCATTACATAAAGGTCACCATCTTCATAGAGAACAAATAAGTTCCATGTATTGGCATATAATTTTTTAATCTCTACACCATGCTTCTCAACTGATTGTGGAATGGTCTGAACACCAGCGTTATCAGTTCCCATACCATTAATAAAGTAACTTGCGTGATTGTAGCCCCAAAACACAAGCTCATTCTCCCATGTAACACCTGCCATCCATTGAGCAGGAGCCGAGGTCTCTTCTGTATCAACCAACATCTTAATTCTGTTAAATGCATACCTGTAATATTCAGGGTTTTTACCACCTAACTTAGTGGCATCAATACCAGCTCTTACCTCTTTGAGTGTTTTATTTTCAAGCTTTTTAGCATTATCAACCCATACAGGTTTTCCCTCCTGGTCTGTAACTTCACCATCAACACACTTAATATTATTTGCATTTAATTCATCAATCATCTTTTTAATGTTGCTAAAACGATACTCTTTTTCAACTGCCTTATCATTTTCCCAGTCATAAAGAGAAATTTCAACTTCACCAGCATCATCCAATGAAAACTTTTCAAGTATCATCATCACTCTATGATTGTTGATAATTGTAATATCACCTTTTGTCATACTATTACTCCAATTTTAATTTTTTGACTTTTTTCCAATGCCAATAAAGAGAGGTTTCCACTCAATGCTTTAGCCTCTTCTATTGATTCATTCATCTCATTTTTTAGGTTTTTAAGACCTGTAGTAATTTTTTCGTCAATACCCTCTACATCCTCATCAATTTCAAGAAATGCTTTAATAAGGACTGGTATATCATCATCTAACCAATGACCTTTAATGAGTGGGTATTTTCTATTTTTTGTCTGTTGCATTAGCTCACTATTCCTCTCAGGTTTTTAACTCTTGGTCTAATTGTGTCTTTGCTGATTAAAACAATTTTAATTCTTGTTTTTGAGACACCCATATCATCTTTTTTAAAGCATGTCTCAACCCATCCATCACCAATATGACGACTCTTATCTCTATCAATATCAAGCTCAACAAACTCACTATTAATCTCAGCGTAAACCTTGACCCCATCAGGTGTTGAATTTAAATCTAAATAAACATCTAAATTAGAGGCACTTAAAGAGAATTCCCTACTAACATAGGTAGAGCTATTTTTTACTTGACCAATGCCTAAAACAACATCTTTATCAAGTATTGGTGTAACATCTCTATCCGTTGTGGTAAAGATTGCACTAAGGATAATTTCACCCGTGTATGTCTCAATGGATGTAAGATTAAATGGACTAATAAGAACTTCCTTATTGGCATCAACAAGGTTCGCAATAAACTTAATATTTGTACCAACATAAAGGCTATTGATAGCCATTAAAAAGAGGTCTGTAATATCTTCAACATTTACACGTCCTATCTCTTTAATCATGTTCTCATCAAACATCGGTTTATGAACTACTAGAGATAAATCCTCTTTTTGGTAGGCTGTCCAAGTTGACGAGTTAGCAGAACTCAAAAGAACACCTTCATAAGGTTGATGAGTAATCCAATCATTAGATTCCAAGTCATACGCCCCAAGCCGTGCCGTTGCTACTTTTCCAATCGCATCACCAGATTCAATCACTAATGCATATTCAACATCAGATTCAAAAAGTACAGGAACATCAAACTTGAAAGTATTCCAACCAATAGTAAGGCTATCTACTTCATAATTTTTCGAGTAGATTGTTTGTTGTAAATCAGGCATCCCAGCCGTTGTTTTACAGACTGTTAGCGTTACATAAGTAGTTGGTTTCTCAATAATATTAAGCTCTAATTCTGCTACAAATCTATCTTGTGTAAAGAGAATAGTTTGTGCGAGTGGGTCACGCCACCTAATACGTCTAATGATTGTTCTTTGAAGTGGAACAGCTGACCATATATATTCAACAGTTATACCTGTCGTTTTACCAATTACCTTAATCAGCTTATTACCACTTCTTAATCCTACTGGTGTAGTTATGTATCCATCAACTCTATATCTACTCTCTTCAATTTGGATAGTGTCAAGCGTTCCAACATGTCTGTCATCAACTACTACATCTACCTGCGTATCATCAAAGGTTTTTGCTTGAATTCTAAGCCGTGTTGGTGGAACAATGGCACTAGAAGAGCTAACAGATACCATGCTACCACTACTCCAACTACTGCTATATACAACCGTTCTTGCTATCCACCTAAAAGTGGACGGTGTAACACTTATTGAGTTAAGTGGTGTATCTGCCTCTATATATTCATTTATTAACCTACCACCACTATTTTTTCTTTGCTCAATCAAAACACCATTATTCTGATAAGGAAGAGAGATATCAACATCAAAACTAAATTCATGTTGTGTAAAGTCAATGTTTGGGTGAAGCTCTTTTTCTGCAATAACTGCATCCTGTTCTATACCCATATCACGCAAGTCATCATCATAAAATGGGTCAACAAATAATTCTCTTGTATTTAATGTTGGGTCAATACTTCTAGCGTTATTTAGCAGCTCTATTTTTCCTACATTATATTCAAGTGCTTCCATACGCTCATACATTCTCTGTATATCATCAGCTTTGAAAGTTTTTACAAAGTTAACCTTTAACGATGGCTCTTGACCAAATGAAACGGTAACCTCTGCAAGGGATAAACCTATAGCGTGATTTGGAGCAACAGGCGAGTACTCATCGGCTACCCCCCTAAGTACTTCAAAAGAGCCATTTCTCGTTAAAATGATTTTGTCAACACGACTAAGATAATATGAGTAATTAATGTAAAAGCTAGTGTTTTCTGCTAATCCCTCTAAAGTAAATGCATTACTATTATATTGAACATCCTCTATGTGAGTCTGATAGCGATAGACAACGGTATAAGTTGAACTTGGAGAGGGTTCATTACCCAATGGAGACCAATCAACAAAGTCACCATTTTGTACCCAATCCGTACCATTTTTATAGATGGTATCACCCTGTTTTATCTCAAGCACCTCTACAACTGGCGTGTTGGGTAAAATATCTTTTATCCCTCTATAGCTTCCATGCGTAATAGATTCAGTTGTCTCAACTATTCCTACGATTCTATCAATAGAGGCGATAGGGTTATGCCTTACCGTATATTCTCCATTGCCTTTAAACACGTTAGGTTCTGCTACTATCTCTCTTTTATCAAGGGCAAATGGTACACGAACTTTTTGTGCATAATCAAAGATAAGCTCTTGACCCTCAACGTGTCCATTACCCTCACTAATAGTAATAATATGTTCTTGGTCTAAATCGTCATCACGGTCAAAGGTTGGTACCAAGCCATCAACAACGTAATTTCCATTAGCATGATGGTCGTATCGTGCTACAATTTTTCTTGCTCCGTCCAGCTCTGGAGCGATACGCTTCACTGATTGTAAAATCCCATCAATAAAGGTAAAAGCTGGATAGAACGCCTCACCCTCTTTAATATCATCTTCACTACACCAGCGACCAGTTACTTTTAATCGTTCAGCACCGACACTTTTAAATCCAGCTGTACCAATGGCTGGATTTAATAAAGTTGGGTCTTCTTTTGCTGTAACAATTTCCTGTTTAATTGCAGAACCAATAATGATTGTATCAATTGGAGAAATTGGAATACTTATAGAAGAGAGAGGGACACCATACCCATTTGAGTAGATAGTTGCTTTTTCTATCTTTGCATTCTCTCCAACCTTTTTAATTTCGCCACCCTCCAAAATAGCACCGTCACCAAAAACAGCACCAGCAAAGAGCTTCATATCATGGTGTTGGTAAGATTGCATCTCATTTAGCTCTGCACCCTGTATATATCGGTCATCAATAACCAATACTTGCTTATAGCCTTTATTAGGGTCAAAACGGTTATGATACATAGGGTTACTTGTCATTGTTAAAACCTCAATATAAAGTTACTAACACGGTAACCACTGCTTAAATTCATTGGCGAGATATTTTGACCAACAATTTTTTCAATCTTTTCAGCATCAACATTTTCAACAGGATAAAAAGTTTGATATCCAATCTCTTCAGGTATTTCAACAGCTGTCACAACAACCCTTTGACGTATTGTAAAAGAGGCTAAATCCACCCCTCTTTGTCTGAACCCAACCAAAATAGTGTCGGTTGGTTCTGTTGTTTTACTGTAGAATCCACTATCATCCTCTATAAGGTTGGTTGCGTCCTGTGGCTCACCCTTTGCATTTACAATAACACCTTTACCATCTCTATAAAAGCCCTGCTCTTTTTTAATAAACTCTTTAGAATGTTCAGGCAAAAACCCAAAGACTTTTTCAAGCTTACCATCATATACAGGAGCCTCGTTATAACCCCACTCGTCTTCACTATCTGCTAACGCCAGATGAAGAGGCATTTTAAACACGGCTAAAGCTATAGCTCTATGTGCATCAGCATCAAACACAACAGGTGTATTAATCTCAGTACTCATTAATTTTCTCCTTTTTCATTTTCATTTTCAAAAGACGTAGAAACTAACCTATATCTTCCATCCCATTCACCAGCCCATGCACCAAACCATGCACGGTTAAGCGTTACGCTGTCCAGCTCTGTATCGTGAGTTGAAGCTTTAGGGAAACAGGTAGAGGTGATATATTCCTCTTCGGTATCAGATACACCCAATTCAAGATGTACAGAAGTATCAATATCAATACTGTAAGATTTAGCTGATATGGCATATCTTCCATCCCACTTACCAGCCCACGCACCGAGCCAAGATTTAGGCATTGTTGACAATGGTTCATATTCATAGATTCCATCCGTTACACTACAGGTAAGATTATCTTTATGACCAAGAACTAAAGAGCTGTATCTTATAGAGAAATAATCTACATTTACAGGTTCAACAAAAAGCTCAATTGAAGTGGCTTCATAGTTAATTGATTTGGATGTGAAAAAATCAATTTGTTTAAAAGAGACTTTAATACCATGCAACAGGTCACCATCATTGTCAGAGATAATCGCACAACTGTATTTATCTCTACTCAATTTCAATCTAGGTGATACATTTCCATCATCAATTGAAACCAGCTTACTTCTAGTGTTTTTAAAATGCTTGATATTTTCAATAAAAGGGAAAACATTCGGATTAGTGGTTTTAATACCAAATTGACCACGAGCGAAACGCTCTCTATTTTGATACCACTCTTTAAGTTCACCCTCTGTTAGAAAGAAATTGATTGCTTTATCAATAGCACCTACCGTTCCAGTAATTGAGCGAGTTCTTTTTATTAGGTCTAAAAACTCTCTACTCTCTTTCTCACTCATGCCTTTAATGCTCACACCATAATCAAACGCGATATGAGGCAATACAGTTACATGGCATTTCAGAGGGTCAACAGTTAATGAGCTATAATCCTCTTTTGTTCTTCTATCAATAAAATCAGAAAAACGCTGATCCAGTAAGCTTGAATTTGATGGTAGTAACTGGCTCATGTATTAGCCTTTTCAAAGAGTAGAGTGAGTGATTTTAATTCAATAATTTCTGTATCAGAAACAATCACATCTTCAAAACTGCTAAGTACTCTAAACACACCGTCAAGGTGACATTTTCTAATAAAGTCACTTCTTGTAAAGTGTTCACCGATGAAAAAGTTATCTTGGAAATTAGCTCTTATCTTACTTTCAATTCTTTCCTTATCAGACAAATCAAAAAGCTCTATAGTAGCTACTGCGTTTATCTCTTTTTTAGGGGCTTCAATAACCCTTATTACATCGTTTAAAGAACGCTTTAAACGCTCAGTTACAAGGCTATAAACGCGTTGCTTCATAACTTCATCAACACCATCAAAAGAGGCTATATAAATATCAATTTCAAGAGCTTGTGAAGAATGAATAACAACATCATCAACCCTACTATCAGCCGTAAAGGCGAAGTAAGCGTAAGCATCATCCGTTCCAGTTGTGTTGTACTGGCTACGGCTTAATATAATTCTTAGCCTGTATCTCTCATCTTTCTCTACATCTTTACCGTTTGCAAAATTTGTTATCTGTTTAATGGAATGCACATAAGAGAGGTCGGTCATTAATGTATCAAGCACAATATCATTACTTTCAGACATAACGCTAAACTGCCCAGGGATTGTAACGGATGATTGACCGTTAGGAACAGTAACATCATAAACCGTTTCAGCCCAGTACTGATTATTTTGAATAGCTGTTATTCTTGTACCTTTTGGTATCATAAAAGTACCATTGCTTTGAGCTGTTAGAAAAAAAGTAAATTGTGCGTATGGGTACTCTCCACTATCTCTTATAACAGTTCTATCAATACCAATATTATCAAGGTCGCTATAAGTTGCTGTAGTGGGTAAAAAGCTTAAGATTGTGTGATTTTTATCAGCTTGGTTGTGGAGCTGTCTAAGGGTCATTACCCTTATTTTTTTCATATATGGGTCAGACTCTAAAGGATACCAATCCTCACCAAACACCTTTTCTTTAGCAAGTTTTATATTTTCTTGCAATAGTTCATCAAAGCTTTTAACATTTACGGCTTGTGGTGTACCCAGTTGTTTAATGGCTGTTTGAATATCATTTGTCATACTGCCATCTCCAACGATACTGGATTACCGATACCGATATCCACATTAAACAGAACAATACCAGCTGTTAAATTTTTAATATCATAAGAAGCACCCATAAAGTTCAATCTAGGGTCAAAGCTACAGGCATCTTTAAAAGCTCTACGCATCTCAATAACATAATCTGTATTGAATGGTCGGTGCTTTAATTTGTGTGCAAATGTGCCATAAATATAGTTCCCTATAACTGTACCACGAGGAGTGCCAAAAGCATCCATAAAACTTTCCTCAGGTGTAGCTAAATAACTCATCTTGGTACTGCCACAGAATGATTTTGAACAGCATGTTGATGGTCGGTAAGATTACCTTTTTCATCATGGATTTTTTTAGATACTTTTAGATTTTTAGTTATCTCAACCTCACCATCAAGTATGATTTTTGGAGCTTTACAATTTATTTTTGAAGAAGATTTAATATTAATTTCACAAGGGGTATCAAAAGTTACTTTTTTCTTTATTGCATCATGAATATAAGTAGTTCCATCCTTAACCCACCTAACAATCTTATTTTCATTAATATCATTTGGTAAAGGAACAGATTCATAAGCCGTACCTATTTCGACATAGGCATTTTCATTATCTGCTCCATTTGGATTATGTACGATTGATTGGTCATTTATAGAGGGTGGCGTAAACTCTTTATAGAACTTAGTTACGCGTGTTCTTACCTCTAGCCAAGGTGTTGAGCGTCCGTCAACATCAACTTTTACCTCGCACCGTTTTCCCTCACCAAGAGGGATATAACGAATATCAGTAATCAAACCCTCTTGTTCAAATTTCACTTACCAGCCTTTTTATCGGTTTCATAGTAGATAACCAACTGTTTTAATTGGTTCTCTATTTTTTCGTAACATACTTTTGTGTTTTCACGCTCAATTTGATTAATTTCAGAAACTATATTTAACAGTTCCCTATTATGCTTTTCTGCCTCTTCTTGAAGCTTCAAAGCATTCTTTTGATTTTCAACTGCCTTTTCTAAGGATTCAGCAAACTTTTTATTTGTTGCTCTATCACGAATGACGATATAGAGCAACACGCTAGAGACAATCAGAAGAATAAGTACAGTTGCACCGAGAACACCAGCTTGAAGATATACTTCAGCAGTATTTGCCACCGTGTCACTCACTGCTCCCTCTATTGCTAACGCCATAACTTATTAATTCCTTATATAAAATATTTAATTCTTATATAAAGCATTTAACTAAAATTCTTTAAAGTTTGTCAATGTGGTTTTTGATATAATCTTTTATGTTTATAAAGTTGTTGACCTCTCATCAAAAAAAGATAGTTCACTGAAAGTATCGGAGATAGCAAACTGGTGTCACCAAGAGAAGCTAAACAACCCAATACTATTTCTAAGTCACCCAACAGCAGAAGAACACAGAGATATAGAGAATGAAGCCTATACTATATGCAAAATCCTTATCGAGAAACAATTTACCCAAGAGGTAAATTTTCCATACATGGAGAGAAAAATATTCAGAAAAGAACCTAACAGATACATTGTAAAATCAACAATAGAACTGAACAATGTCACTAGTTTGTGGTCATGTGACATAAAATATATAGGCAAGGATGAAGAGTATATGAATATTAATAACTGGGACTACAAGTTATCCTTTCAATAATCTACCAACAACGACACCAAGGACATCAAAGTAATCATTTGGTATTCCACCAGAGACTATACAGTCCCTATAGTCCTTGTTGCAATTTGAAATAATAATATCGCCGTTTACTTTAAAAGTTAGATTTTTAACCATTACCCCTTGTTCAGCCTCAATCACATATTTACCATCATTAAACTTATCACCTTGTGTATAAGTCTTTATCTCTTCAAATAAAACGATATCAGAATTATCAATATATGGCTTCATGCTATCTCCAAGCACAATAAGTGCTTTCAAATCTACGCTTTCCCTATATTTTTTCTCAACTAGATATTTATCAATATAAATATATTTTTCAGATGTTTCCCTATTTATAAAGCCTCCAACGATTGGCACTCTAATTGTATTTTCAAACATTTTTTCTAATCTAGGCATCTCATTTTTAATTATTCTCCTTATCACTTCATCACTATCGTCAAAAAGATACTG